AACCCTGATGACCATCGTGGTGATGAGTTTAGCATGGTCACGATACTGACTTGCCCTAAGTGTGACAGCATGGTAGAAGTGTTCTACCCTGTAGAATGGTAAAGGAGAATGACAATGATTAAAGGTAACACACTATGGTTGCAGCTAACACGCAACGAAGCCAATGCTATCATGGTAATGCTAGATGGTGAGATGGAGAACACCCATGATGTGTGTGGCATTGACCTCAACGATTGGGAGAACCTAGACCTAGAAGCATACAAGCTATTAGCTTTTCACAAGTTCAAGACATGGTATGAGGAGAATTGCGGTGATTAAACTATACAACCTAATCATGGACAGTAAACACAACCCACTGTCACACATACCTGATACAAATACACGGCATATGGTCATGCAGTTGCTGGCTTGGATGTGGTGTATTATCTTTGGAATGTCTGTCGGCTCTGTCACTGTGTTTGGTATCAGTGCCATAGCACATGCCCTGCTGATAGCAGGTGTGTTCATCACGGCAGGTGTATTTGAAACAGCAAGACGCAAGCCACAGTATTTTGGTGGGCTAGGCAGAGGTAACGGCGGTGAACATGAATAGGTTTATCATTGACAATACACCAGAGGCTATTGCCCAGCAGCTATGTGACCAGCACATATGCAAGATGGTATTGGAAGAAGCACAGATGCTAAACACTGCCGTGCGTATCCATGCACCAGAGTTTGCAGAGGAAGCTGGCTTATACAAGATAGCCTACAAGAACCACCCATGCACTATATGGGCTAGAGAAACACGCATCAACTACAGGTTTGCTGTACGTCTTATGAAGGCTATGAATGATGAGTATATGTATCGCTATGTGGCTAGGAGTGATGGAAGTGTGAACTATGGTCACAAATCTATGCGTCACTTTGATGCGCTGGTTGAGGCAGAAAAATATATACCCGATGTATCTAACTTTATGACACCACATCCGCAGTGTTTCAGTGGACACGATGACTGCAAGACAGATGAGGATTGGCCTATCATTGCCTATCGTGCGTTTTACAGGGTTGACAAGAGTAGTTTCGCTAGGTATAACAATGGACGTAATATGCCACAATGGATGAAGGAGAATAACAATGAACAGTAATGAAATCAAAGGGATACAGTTATCCCAAGCAGTCGAGTGGAGTGGGCAGGACATCTTTGAGGTAGCGTCTGCTGCCTTTGAGGATGCCAACTACCACAGTTTCAACGAGGTATTTACTGCCGCATGGAATGAGTTTCAGAAAGAGTTAGAAGATGGGTGATAACAAAAACATAAGAAAGATACTTGACAAAGCATATTGGGACAGTGTAGTAAAGCTGCGAGATGATATGCTAAACGCTTACAAAAAGGAGATAGAAAATGCCAAAAAAACTAGAGAACATGACACAAGATGAACGCATTGAGTATTGGACAAACGTGCGTGAAAAGGAACGTATCAATCGTAGAAACAGGATAGCCAAGTTATCTATGGAACAACGTGCAGCGGTTATATCTGTACATAATTTGTTGGATACTGTACTAGATACAGCATTGCACCCTGACATGGGTGGTATCAGAGCAGTGACTGCCTTTGACTTGCAAGAGTTGTCTGATGCAATGGACGTATTACGATTTCAATTCAATCTTAGGGATTGACATTTGCTAGAATATACTATATAACACAATATCACTTAACGATTTGAGAGGAGAATACATATGTTAGAATACATTCCAGAAAACCTAGACTTTAACGTAATCTTTGAGCCTACCAAGGTGGACGATAAGAAATATGTCATCAATGAGAATACTGGTGACTATATCGGCATCGTAGGTAACGGCTTCACCTGTGCATCACATGGTGACTTCTTCCGCAATGTCATGGACACAACTACTGCAACACTGTCTGACTACGACATGGAAGGCGCACAGATTAACTGGCGCAGCGCACATAAAGATGGCTGGGCTATGATGGACATGACCCTGCCTAACGTGACTGCCAAGATTGCCACTGATAAGCACGAGACTACGTTAATGAAGCGTATCATTGCGCTGCATGGTGTCAACGGCACGTGTTCTAACACCACTATCTTTGGTGCTATCGACTTCTTCTGTCTCAATGGTCAAATCCGGGGTAAGCATGACAAGGTAATGCGTAAGAATACCAGTAACTTTAGCCTCGACAGGTTCATTACTGAACTGCACAGGTCACAGCAGGACTTCACTGCACAGGCAGAACAGATGCAACGCTGGGCTAATACTAGCCTTGCCTATGTCAATGTCAAAGAATTACTTGAAGGCATTATGAAATCTGAACGCAAGTCTGAAAAAATGTATACGTTATACAACCAAGAGGCTGGTGTACGTGGTCGTAATCTATGGGCATTGTATTCTGCCTTCACTAACTATGCTACCTATGCGGATGAACGTAACGGTTTCAATCTACGTAATACAGGACATGACACACAAGCTATTTCAATGTTCAAGCGTGAGATTGACGTGGCTAGTTGGATTGATACACCGCAGTTCAAGTCACTTGAAATGGCGGCGTAATGAAACTTACTAGCCTAGTAAACGATTACTATTCTTCCTATGATTACAGGAACTTACGTGACGAAACTAAGAAACAATATGAATACTTTCTTGGGGTCATGCTAAACACAGAGGTGGACGGTGAAAAGCTGTCCACACTCAACTATAAAAAACTACCTACACGTGTAGCTAAAGTTGCTTACAATGAATGGTGCGAGAAAGGTATTCACATGGCTAATCATGTAATGTCAGTGACCCGAATCGTATTTAATCATGGGCTACGAATGGAACTCTGTGAACTCAATCCTTTCGCTAACATACGTAGAAGGACTGTAGAGAGGCGCAAGACTGTTTGGGGTAGGGGAGATGTACAGAGGCTGTTAGACGCTGCCTACAGTGATTTTAGCACCCGTAACATAGGTTTGATTGCTCACATGGCATACGAATGGTGTCAAAGACTAGGTGATATGCGAATGCTTGTATGGGATAACATCGACTTTGAAACACAGACTGTTCATATAGAACAATCAAAACGTCACGCCGATGTTCATTTACCTATCGAAGATGATTTGTTTGAGATGTTGAAGCAGCAGGAACAAGACTTTGGCTTTCAACAGTATGTTGCGCCACGTCCCAAGGCTATAAAGGGAGAATACAGGCCGTATTCATTGCAAAAACTACCTTTATACGGCAGAGCATTGATGGATGCAGCAGGGTTATCTAAAGAACTTAGGTTGTCTGACTTACGAAGAACAGGTACTACTGAAATGGTTGAAGCGGGTGTTGGTATGGGACAAATTATGTCGGTTACAGGACATTCTAATCCTAGTTCCGTAAAACCGTACATGAAAAATACACGAAAAAGTGCAGAATTAGCCTTGACAGCACGTAAGAACTCGTGATATAAGCATTCAACTGCCGCAAAGGAAAGTGATATTACATGAATAATATATATAACATAGTAAGTGATTTAGGTCTTAGTAATGGTGAGACTAAAAGAATGAACTGCCCCAACTGTAAGGGATACAAAACATTTACAGCTACCAATAACATGGGCAGTCTCGTATGGAATTGCTACAAGGTATCCTGTAAGGTATCAGGTGGCACACGTGTTCATCTATCTGTAGAGGATATAAAGGCTGGCTTTGCTGGTGCAGAAGAATTTGCTATGGATACATTTGAGTTACCTACGTACATCATACCTCATCGTGACAACGTGTACATGAATAGATGGTGTGATACGTGGGGATTAGATATGGATGAATTAGGTTTGTTGTATGACGTAAAGGAAAGCCGTGTGGTGTTCCCTGTCATGCACCAAGGTAAGATGGTAGATGCAACAGGTAGGTCACTATCTGGACACCGTTTACCTAAATGGAAAAGATATGGAAAAAGTGGCTTGCCATACACACATGGTTGTGGTAAAGTCGCAGTTGTTGTTGAGGACTGTGTAAGTGCAGCCGTTGTTGGTTACGGTAACTTTGTCGGGGTTGCGCTTCTTGGAACGAGTTTACAAGAGTCGCATAAAAGGTATCTTGCACAGTTCTCGACAGCCGTAGTAGCGTTAGACCCCGACGCATTACCTAAGACGCTGGCTATGGCAAAAGAATTACGTGGACACGTGAACGATGTTCGTGTACTACGTTTGAAAGATGATATCAAATATCGTGACCCGACAGATATGGAGAATTTAAATGGAATTATCACTGATTAGAAGTTTAATGGACAGGGAGTTCTACGAGGATCATCGTGGCTCTCGTTGCCCCGACCGATTGTTTAGCACGGATGTACGCAAGATCAAGCAGTCTATTGACGCAGCTATGGACAGGTACGAGCGTACTGTTACGGCTGATGAGATTGAGGCTTTGTTCATGGCTAACAACCCTACGCTTACTACCGCACAGAAATCATCGTATCGTAGTTTGTTTGGGCAGATTAAACGTGAGCAGCCTATGGGCAGTGACGTAGCACAAGAAGTATTATCTAAGCTATTTCAACAGGTTATAGGTGAAGACATTGCTAACTTAGGTTTTGATTACGTCAACGGTGACAAGTCTAGTCTTGAGCCATTACGTCAGATGCTTGAGCAATATGGTGATGACTTCACACCTAACTTGAGCATTGAATGGGATGACATTGACATTGAGACCTTGCTTGCGCGTAATGACCTTGAGGCACGATGGACATTCAATATACCTACGTTGGTTCGTAAGGTTGAGGGTGTTAACGCGGGTCACTTGATTGAGATTGGTGCGCGGCCTAACACGGGCAAGACATCCTTTCACGCCAGCTTGATTGCTAGTCCGGGCGGCTTTGCCCATCAGGGTGCTAACTGTATTATCTTATGTAATGAGGAAGGCTATCACCGTGTGGGTGCAAGATACCTGACTGCAGCCACAGGCATGACTATGCAAGAGGTAAAGGCTAACCCCAGCAAGGCTCGTGACTTGTATGCACCTGTGAAGGAACGTATCAAGGTCAAGGATGCTACAGGACGTGACATGAATTGGGTAGAGAGCGTATGTAAGGCATACAAGCCCGATATAGTTCTATTAGACATGGGAGATAAGTTTGCCAAGACAGGGGGGTTTGCTCGTGCAGATGAAGCCCTCAAAGCTAATGCAGTCCATGCTCGTATGATTGCCAAGCAGCATGAGTGTGCAGTATTTTATATGTCTCAGCTATCCGCAGAGGCAGAAGGCAAGGTTATCCTTAATCAATCCATGATGGAAGGCTCACGTACAGGTAAGGCTGCTGAAGCTGACTTGATGGTATTGATTGCAAAGAACCCGCCAGTACAAGGGCAGGATGAAGAAGATATTGAACGCCATCTCAACGTGGTAAAAAATAAGTTGACAGGATGGCATGGTACTGTACACTGTGAATTAGAATATCAGACAGCGAGGTATACAGCATGAAGCTAACATTGGACGTAGAGAATACAGTCACGCATCGTGATGGTAAGATGCACCTAGACCCATTTGAGCCTACTAACTCATTGACTATGGTGGGTGTACTGACTGATCAAGGTGTTGAGCAGCACTTCCCCTTTGACCATGCTGATGTACCTAGTCAAGCTGACTACCATGAGCGCGTGCAGTGGTATCTTGACCAAGCTACTGTACTCATCTGTCACAACGTGGCATATGATTTGCTATGGCTATGGGAGTCAGGGTTCAAGTATGATGGTGCAGTGTTTGATACTATGCTTGCTGAGTATGTATTGCAGCGCGGTGTTAAAGAACCCCTATCACTTGAGGCTTGTGCAGAACGCTATGAGTGTGACACAAAGAAACAGGATACCTTGAAGGAGTATTTCAAGAAGGGCTACAGCACACGAGACATACCATACAACGAGTTGTGTGAGTACCTATCTGCTGACCTTCATGCTACGCAGCAGCTTGCTGACAAGCTATGGTATCGCCTTAACACGGCACAGGACACAGGTTTACTGTCTACTGTTCGATTGACTAACCGCGTAGCTAAATGCCTGACTAAGATATATCAGCGAGGCTTTGCAGTTGATCTGTCTAAGCTAGAGGAAGTGCGTGAGGAGTTTGAGCAGGAGAAGCAACAACTTACTGCTGCTTTACAGGCTCATGTACGTAAGGTGATGGGTGATACACCTATCAATCTTAATAGCCCAGAGCAATTATCGTGGGTTATCTATGGTCGTAAGGTCATTGACAAGAGTGATTGGGCATCGTTGGTTGATCCATACATGACGGATACAGAGTTCAGACAGATGGTTGCTACACGTACACAAAGACTATACAGGACTAATGCAGTCCAGTGTTCCACGTGTAACGGTAGTGGCTACATACGCAAGACCAAGAAGAATGGTGATCCATTCGCAAAGCCTAGCAAATGTCCTACTTGCGACACCGCTGGCTTCTTGTTTAATCCTACTGATGTTCAGGCTGGCTTTAAGTTCAAGCCACCGACAGCTAAGTGGGCTAGTGCCAACGGCTTTACCACAAGCAAGGGCAACCTTGAGTTGCTTGAGGCAGGTGCTAAGTCTAAGGGTATGGATGACGCAGTAGACTTCTTGTATAAGGTACGAAGACTTTCTGCTATTGATACCTACCTGTCATCGTTTGTTGATGGCATCAAGACATACACTAAAGAAGATGGTATGCTACACGTTAGCTTACTGCAGCATCGTACAGCCACAGGTAGACTGTCAGGTGCTAATCCTAATATGCAGAACAT